GTTTCCCAGTCACGATCGGAGGATGCATAAATGGTTAAAGATTTTTTTATTAGACTATATCAAGCACTTCGTCCGAAGGAAAGACTTAAGGCTACTGTGAAAGAAACTGTAGATCTTGCACTTCGACAAGTTAAAGTTGAGCTTGGTGATTTAAATAAAATTACTGCTGAGCAAGCTTTAGATCTTGCAGGAACTATTATTAAAGACAAAATTGATGCCCTTTAAGGAGGTAACAATGAAGAAACTAAGTCTACTTTTTGCTATTGTTAGCGCTTTGGTATTACTACCGGGGTGTGCTAATGTGGCAGGATTTATTGAAAAAGTTGCTCCCAAAATTGAAGCTGGTGCTGAAGACGTTGGTTTTCAGTTCACAGTGGATGCAACTAAATTAGCTGAAACAGTTCCGATTTTTTGCATTGAGCCATTTGGAAAAGTTGGAATCTTTCTAGATAAAATTCCTGTGTTAGGAAGCCTTCTAGTTGATGCTGTTGGACCTTGTGACAACGATACGCCCGAAGATATTGAAAGAAATATCGGGCTATAAAGGAGATAAGTAATGGCTAAGAGTGTTAAAACTTTTAAAAAAAGCAGAGTAGAATCAGGAGGTTTTAATTCTTCTGGTAATGCTCAGAACAACAAACTTGAGGTAGTTGGAGAACTTAATATTACTGCCTACACTGCTGCTGGTGAACCATTAACACCATCAGATGTAGGATTAAGTACTATTGACTTCATTGATTTTGATGTTCGATCAGTTAACGATGCTGCTACTGTCCCAGTGGCAACAGCAATTCCCCTAGCTGCGTATGATCAGACGGGGCAAAGAGTTATCATTATTATTGACCACGGAACGGATACTCCCGTAACAACAGGAGAAGCCGCAGTAGTAAGATTCCGTGCAGTTGGTGATAGTACAACTCCAGAGTTAACATAATTTAACAGGAGATAGGGGGTTTAATTTAACCCCCACTTTAACCTTATGTATTTACGATGCGTCGATTGTGGTATGCCTTTAAAATATACTAGAGGAAGAATACCTAAATATTGTTATGATTGCAGAAGTAAAAGACAAAAGAAATTTAAGGAGAAGAAATAATGGCAACAGTAAATAAAAGACATACAGTTGTCCTAGGCCCTGTTAAAGCTGAGATTCTGAATTTAACTGCTGTATCAGATACTGATACGGTTAGTACCTTAATTCAGAACCCAGAGTTTGCTGTGGGAGTTAATAACACAGATGGTGAAACTACATCTGCGGCTCTTAATGTTAGTATCAGTGGTAAGACTCTGACTATTAACAATGCTAACTTAACTGGATCTAGTGAGGTAAATGTTATAGTGGTGGGATTCTAAGAATCCTATAATCTATAGGGGAGGAAATTTTCATGGAAATTGATTTACCAAATACATTGAGACCCCGGGGGACCGTCTATCGTAGATTTTCCCCGGGGGTTGATTTACCATCTTGGTTTTATAAGAGTATTAAATCTATTGATCCCAAGATTCATTTTGTTTTTCACCCATATAAAGTTATGTGGGATGATATCATTAACCAGTATGAAGGAACATTAGATAACCCTAGGTTTACTATCCATCAAGAATATGGACAGGAAAACTGGGGCTTTGTTCTAACTGGGCCAGATAAGGCGCCTTTAATTGAAAACTCTTGGCACCTATGGAGATTGTGTGAACCTTATGGGTGGGCACATATTGTAAAAGTAGAAAGTATTATACCTGAGTACTTAAAAACTTTAGTTGAAAGATTAGATCTTCAAGCTAATTTCAGAACTAAATATGGTGATAAAGCTTGGAATAAAGAACTACAGGATCAAGAAGAAATTCTTAGAGAAAAAATTCAAAAAGAAAAACAAGAATGTTTTGATGCTGTGAATGAAGAAAATATTGGATTCTTGAAAAAGGTTATGGAAGAGTTTGATAGAGGAAATCTCAAACCAACCAATCCTAAGAAAGAACAAGTTATCAGCTACCCTGGTCAAAAGAATAGAACTAAAACTTCTAGAAATCTTGAAGATCATGAAGGAGGATTAATAATTCCCGATAGCTGGTAGGAGGTTTTAAATGGCTTCAGAATTAACAGGAACTTTAGGAAACTATATTACTAGAGTTCGAAGATACTTAAAAGAAGAAAATGCAGCTAAGAGTCATTGGAAAGATGATTTTTTAAAGCATTTATTTAATACTCAATATAGAAGACGATGTGCTCAATTGCACATGGCCTATGAAGGATTCTTCACAGAAGTAGCTATTAGAGATTTAATAGCAAATTCTGAGAGGTATGCTTGGCCTGCTGGATTTGAGCGTCTTACTAAAATGGAATTAGTTAGATCCGATGGTAGAACTGTTCCTATTGAAAGATTCGAAAGACATATTGATGTAAAACAAATTCCCCAAACAGGGGGAGATACTTATAGACCTCATTTTAGACCCATCGGATCAGGCTTTGTTCTAGAGCCCGCCCCTAATGAGGCTGTTGTTGGTGGATTAAGAATTGAATTCTTAACTACCCCTACTGAATTAACTAATGATTCAGATCTTATCCATTCGGATTTCCCTTCAATGCTAGATGAAATATTAGTGTTAGACACTGCTGTTGCTGCCTTTGATCAAGAAGGCCAGCAAGAGACGGGACAATTGCGCACTCTTCTCAGACTACGTCAAGAGTGGGAATTGGATTGGGAGAGGTATATTGATAATAGAATTGTAATGAGTCAACAAGTAACACCATTCGCGGCCCATTATCATGACGCCTAAAGATAAATTAGTTAAACAAAAACTAATGGATTCTACTAAAAGTATTTATGAATTCAAAAAACAATGGGATAGATATAAAAAATCTAAAAAGTTTGTAAAGTCTTTGGGATTACAAATTGATAGGAGTAGAAACAATGGATAAAAATAAAATTCATCATGATAAGATGAAAGAAATTAAGGAAGCTAGAGCGGCTGGAGATCATAAGAAAGCGGCTAAATTATTTAAACAACTTTCTAAAGAAGTGATACGAGAAAGAAAAGTTAAGAAATAAATGAGTGACAAACTACCATATGTAGATTTGAAGAACTGGCAAGGACTGTTTACTAAAAGCAGTCCTGAAGTTCTTCAGGCTGAGCAGTTAAGAATTGCTGAGAACTGTGATTTCTTTGAAAGATACGGAGCTATTTGTAAAATTAAAGGAAATAGCCGAGTACTTTCAACACCCTACACAGAAGGAGCGGTGGTTCAAAATATTCCCTGGATTGGGTTCTACAAAGCACCTGATCTTGATGGGACTATTTTACGTCATACCCTTGTCTCAGCCGGATCTATCTTAGGTAGAATAGATGGTAACTCTATTACTCCCCTACGTACTGGGAGATCTAAAAATCTTTTTCATAGCTCTGATTCTCTAGAAAGATTAATGTATATCACTAACCAAAATCCTGATAAGGTTGGGGAAGGGGATGAGTTAGTTAAATATGATGGGGCTACTATTACTAAATGGGGTGTAGCAGCTCCGGGAGCTGACGAAAGTATTCAAGAAGCTTTTGATGATGCAGCAGCTTGGACTACATTTAATGCTACGCTAACAGATCAAGATGAAACTCAAATCACTTTTGATGGTGATTCTGTTAGAGTAGATAAAACCTCTACAAATTTAAGTGAAAAATTTCTTCTAGAAAAAGAACACGCTAATCCTTTTTATTTTATTCCTGATCCTCAACACCCTAGCGGTACTCGTGGATCTGACAAGGCTGTAAGTAATAGAATTAGATTTTTAACTTATATTCCTAGGGGGCAACTATGTGATACTCTACAACAAAAGCCTGCCATGTCTGTTTACATTAGTCCGGATGCCGCTACTGTACAAAATAATTACTGGCAATATGACTTCCCTATTGGATCCTTTGTTGAAGGTTGGAATTTATTTCAATTAGACACTACAGATAATCCACCTGGGAGTACAACAGGCGCACCTTCCGGAGACTTTAGAGGTTCTTTCTACCCAGAAGTTGAAGTTATTAGACGAACCCGATGGGAATTCTATCTTCAAACTGCTCAGACTACGATGTCTGGACTACGTATGGATAAGTATCATACGTTAGATCAGGGAGCACCTATTGCTATCCCCACGGGAACAGGAAGCTTAACGGGAACCTATAGCTATAAAGTTATTTATGTATCTAAATTCGGACAATTTTCTAATGCTGGTCCTCAAAGTGTAAATATAACAGCCGCAAATAATGGAAGTATAGAGTTATCTAGAATCCCAGTATCCCCAGATCCTCAAGTAACTAAGAGAAGAATTTATAGGACTGTTGCTAATGGATCTATTTGGCTTTTCTTAGATGAGATTGAAGATAATATTACTACAACTTACACAGATACAACTCCAGATGGAAGTTTGGGAAATGAAACTCCCCCTCAAGCGGGAGACTTTTCAGATGATAACTCTGTGCCTCCGCAAGCAGGTATTGCTAAAGTTTGGAAGAGAACTATGTTCTTAGCCGGAGATCCTCAGAATCCTAATACCCTTTATTTTAGTGATGATGACGAACCAGAAAGTTTCCCACTAATTAATGTATTTGAATTAGATGGTAAAATTACTGCTATGTATGAGACTTATTCTGGCTTAGTGGTTGAAACTGAAACAGGTAAATGGCAAGTTATTGGGGACAATCCTGATTTTTCCGTTGATAAAATTGTAGAAGGAATGGGTTGTGTTGGTAGACGTGCTGCGGGTACTGCTAGATTAATTGGATGGGCTACTGACAGAGATGGTATGAGGCTATTTGATCTCAGCAATACTAAGAAAATTAGTGAACCTATTAGAGATAAATTCGATACAGATATTGATAAAGTTAATATTGAATTAATGCATACTGCTCATAGTAAATCTAGAAATGTAATTCTTCAATTTAATCCAGATAGTACAACTTATGATCCTATTGCTGGTACTCTTCCTAATTACAATTCTATCTTTGCTTACATTTATGCTATTGATAATGTAGAGACTGGTTTCTGGACTGAGATTAAAACAGGTACGGCTAATATTAATTTCCTAGATGCTGTTGAAATTGAAGATTCTAATGGTGATTTTAAATTATATGCTTCTGGTGCTGATGGTATGGTTTATCAATTATTTGATGGTGCATCTAAAAATTGGGTTGACGCTAACGGGACGGAGCATGCAATTAAAACTAAATTTCAAACTCCCTATTTAAGAGAGGGAGAACTAGGATTAGAAACTCAGCTAGCTACAGGTAGAGTTGATCCTAAGAAGATGGAACTAAGGGCAGATGGGGATGCTGCTACTTGGAATATTAAAATTGAAACTGCTGATGGAGTTGATCAAACATTAGCAAGAAGTTCATCCGATATAGAAATGCAGTTTGGTTTAAATAATTCTTTAATTCGTCAAGGAATTCCTTCCTGCGATATAACCTCTGCTGAGTATTTTAGATTAACTTTTGAAAACAATGAACTTAATGTTGCTTCTAAAATCTTAGGGGCTCGTCTATTCTTCGGGGTACAAGAAGGACAATTTGAAGTAATAGATGTAGATAATGTAATCGTATAATGTCTAGATTTAAAGTAGCTAAACCTAATAATGAAGTACGTCTTCGTAATTGGGAACCTGGGAGGGTGGCTCAACTTAAACTATTTCTTGGGCACCTAGAGCAAGTAGTTAATACTTCCCTAGGTGCTCAAGTTTCTCAGTCTCCTAAAAGAAAATTTTCTGAGTTTGTTCCAGTTGTACCCTTTCAAGATATTCGTACAGAGGTAGCTTTTAGAGAGATTAGATTAGAATTTACACCCCCACGGGGATTAAAAGATTTACTTTTTTACGAATTTCAAATTAGTGAAACTGAACAATTCTTTCAATTTGATCAGTTCACTTCTCCTAATCCAGCCTTTGTTTTCAGTGGTTTATTAGATTCTTTAACTTTATATATTAGAGTTAGAGTAGTTACTAATAATGGTTTCGTTGGACCTTTTTCTGTTCCAGTAGAAGCTACCACCCCATTCGCTCAGGGTTATGGATTATACGATGGGACTCAATTTCAATCTCTAATGTCTTCCAAAAATGAAGGTTATCTATCTGTATATGAAAGAGACTACACTGCTATTGGTGGGAAAGTTTATTATTCAATTGACTATGAAATAGAAGTTCAAAGAAAAAATTTAACAGATAAAAATTTAGAATGGGCTGACGTTGAGTTTAGATGGGTTATAGATAATGATCAAAGTGGAGACAGTTTTCTAGTTACAGTTTATGCAACTAATTCTTCTACAGTACTAGGAGGGGATTTAGAAGCTAGGACTGCGGATCATGGAGATTTTAATATTCCTGGTAGTTTCTTATTTTTACCTGGGGCATTTACTTTAAAGAGAAGGGGAACCTTCGTACAAAAATTTACTACTATACCCTCTGGAGATTTAACAATTAAATTGCAAGCTAGAGTAGTTAACAAACATCCTACTCCCAATGATTGGATTTTTCATACTGCATCTGAATTACCTGCGCCTGCTACAACAGAGGTTGA